ATTGCATCTGCAATACCATCTACTGTGTTGTTAGGGCTAACTGGCACAGTGATCAAAGTGTCATTCACTGTGAATGTATTGCCGGCAGTCAATGATGTTGGAGCCAATGTGCCAGAAACTGTGGGCCATGAAGTTTTCCATTCATCGCTGCCAATCAACACCCAAGTGTTGTACAGGTCTGCCAATTCTACAGAGCTGGTCTGAGCAGATGTTGGACCTCCACGCTTGAAATATCCTGGATTAAATGTTGTGGCAGCGGTAGCAGCGGTGATAGCATAATCACCAATGCTGCCAACTGTTTGTAAAGGAACTGTGCTGGAAACTTCCAATTGTGTTGTGCTTGTAATCACCAATGGAGTTTGCACAGTGAACGCAGCAGTGGTTTCATTCCATTGAAAAATACCCCATCGTGAGTTGGTAGTATCTAACCAGTAAGTATTGTTGTTTGGCGAACCAGTTGGGCGAGTCAATGTGGCTGTTAGCTCAGTCAAGTCAATGTCAACACGCTGAACATACACACGATTGCTTGCACCCAATGCAGAGTAAGCAGCCAATAATCCGTATTCGTTCAGCTCGTAACCATTGATTGGTGTACCAGCAGTTGTTTTGTAGAAGAATGGATTACCGTATGTGGCGGCCAAATCACGCTGACTTGTAATTAAGTATACTCTATTAGCGTTGGCTGCCAATGTTCCTGGTGCTACGCCTACTCCGGCTGCACTGGCTTTGTTCTGGGCAGTTGCCAATAAAATGTACGGTACCGAATTGGTAGCCGACGGGATATACTGACTCTCGTCAATGATGGTTACTTCTACGCCTGGTGATGTTAGTGCCATGGTCTGGTCCTTTTCCTAGTTGCTAATATTTAGCGCTTGCGCAGAAAAACCGCCACGATGTTGTCCTTTAGGAAAGGTTTTATGGTAAATACATCATGGAAAGACCAATGTGTACTGCTTGCAGCCAACGACTGTGTGCTGTTAACTACTATCGTGATGGCATGGCACACTATAGATCTCGATGCGATCAATGCATTAAGAAAAAACGGCGCATCAAACCTCCGGTGGCTCGATGGCAATCAGCCGGCTACAAGAAAAAAACCACCTGTGACCGGTGTGGGTTCAAATCAAAATATGCAGCTCAGTTGTTGGTATATCATGCAGACAGTAATCTGCACAATACCAATGCAACCAATTTAAAGACCGTATGTTTGAATTGTACAGTTGAAATCAAAAAGTCTGATTTGCCTTGGCAGCCAGGTGACTTAACGCCAGACTTTTAACTTGCTCAAACAAATCGTCGATGGTAGAGTCATTGAGCAATACTGCATCAAACTTGGTGCCTACCCATGCTGTTTCACTGGCATGTATTCCTAGTTTTTGCATCCGTACTTTAGCAGTCATGTAGTTTAAACACCGATCGCCGGCATTCATATCCGCAGCATCATTGTACCAGTCTGGCTCAGCGCCACGTTTTACACGAATAACAATGCCACCTGCATCTTTAATTGATCGAATTTCGTTGGGAAAGCGACAGTCACTGATAACAATGTTGTCGGTGCTGTTTCGCAGTTTATTTTCTAATGAAGCAATCCAAATATCATCGTGAAACGCTTTTCGGCACACTTCAGTGCCCCAGTGTTGCAGTACCCAACGCGGTGTAAGATCGGGCATATCAAGCCGCTGAGCCCACCATGGATCAACTTGTTCGCGCCAGGCACGAGCTTGTGTTGTGCGACCTTCCAGCATGATTCGATCCCATCCAAACACCTGTGCCACAGCATCTTTTAAACTGTTGGCAAACGATTCTCGACGAAATCCATGAAAGTTAGTCAAGTAATCCGCAACAGTGTCTTTGCCGCTACCAATGAATCCGCATACACCAATGATCATAAATTTTACCTTATTTTAAATGTCCCAATACAACTCGGGATCAGCAACTTTTTTAAATACAAAATCGTCTAGGCCGATTGAAAAGACTTCGTCACGCAACAGTCTATCAACAATTCCAGCAAAGACTATGTTATTTTCTTTACTCATGTGATTGGCTCGTGTACCCTTTTCCAGAACATATCCTTGATGTTGTGAACCAAATTGTGTAGTTAATTCCTTATGTGATACATCGGTTAGCGAACACCGAAATGCCGACCGACGAGTAATGTTCACATCAAATGCCGGAATCATTATGAGTTTTTTTCCGCGTTTCCCACATAGCCTGATAATCTCTTTTATAGTTTGATTATGCACAAATGTATCAAACTGGTCATTGGTCAAGTTTAAATGATACTGCTCAGCAGCTTTAAACACAGCCAAACGATTTAGATCCATTGATGGATTATTTTTAATTGCATATTGGGTGTTGAACATACAAGAAATATTATGCAGTGAATCCGGCGTCGTGGTCGGATCCGGTCCGGCAAGCCGACCGCTTTGAGTTGCAACAAATATTACAGTGTCGAGATTATCAATATGTTTTATTAACTGTTGATACGACCAGAACAAACAAGTACCAGACCACGCATAATTGTATATGTTGTAGTGATATTGTGTTCGCAATAAGTGACTCCAGGCTATAGGGCCATACTTTTCTGCTGCATAACTATCACCAAATATACCAATTTTCATGACAGTTCCGTTACATTTAGATGTTGCAGGGTTGTCTGCAACATGGCAATTTGCCTACGACAATCTTCCAAAGCGTGGTGGCTTGTGGGCGGCTTAGGCAGCTCGGGCCACAGCCCGAACACAGTACGACTATCACGAACTACATAAAACAACCACGGCAGGGGTTTGCTGTAACTTTTATATGCATGTTCAAGAATATTCATATCATATGTGGGACCTTGCGCCCATATGCGCTTGCTTTGCCATATCAGTTTGCCCAGCTCGTCCAGGGCTTGATCCAATGGAACACGATCTGCTTCATTGAATGCTTCGTCGCGAGCCGCAGCGGGTTGGGTCGCCCACCAGTCTATAGTGTCTTGCTGTATACTGCGAGCGGATTGACTTTCAAGATCAATACGAGCATAGTAATGCCGTTGGTAGTAACCGGTGCCCAAGGGATCAAAGCTCTGGGCGGCTATGGTTAGTATTGTGGTGTCGGGACCTGTACCAAGTCCTTCAAGATCGATCATTAAGTCTGCCATACTGATAGTATAACAGATTTATGACAATTTGCCTAGCAGTGTTTGTTCAAACAACTGGTTTTATTAGCCAATTACCCAACTGAGTGGTTCGGATCCATCTATATAGTTCTTGAGATCTACCAATAAGTTATCCATTTGTGTCTGTGCTTCGCTTTTCATTGCAGCACCGTTTAGTGTGCCGCCACCTTGCGGTCCAGCAATGGTACCAAACTTTTCACGAGCTTCACCAATGATCATTTTACAGTTGGCCACCATGTAGTCACGAATCCATTGTGATATTTGAAAGTCACGCAACAGATTGAATTCTGGCTTGAGATTGTAGGTCCACAACAGTACATTTTCGCCGGATCCGTTGGGATCGCGGATCAGTTGCAGCTTTTTAGTAACTGGATTCCATGTGAAGTTCATGTAACCACCAAACATTCTTGCGGCCAGTTCCACATATTGGCTGTAAAAGTCGTATGTGGCCAGACCGCCTGCTACATTGAAGTTCATGAGATACACGCTCATTTGTGCCTGAGCAAACGGATCAAAGTTTGATGCAAATGGGCCTTGGGAATTTCCAAATGTTCTTCGGAAGATCTGTTTGACTTGAATAACTTCCTGTGGCAAATCGTAGATGGCCACACCGTCTACCAGTTCCAGGTAACTGTAGCTTTCTTCGTAGGCATTCTGTGCTCGCTGACGATAAACTCCAAGGGTGCGTTGGTATGCGGATTCGTAGTGTTCTGCATCCAGCTCAAGGTCAATAATTTGTGAGCCCAGTTGCAGGCGCACATATTCAATGAGATTTTGTTTTAGTGTGTTAAGACTGGTTTCGACTTCAATGGCCATGTAAGAACTCCGTTGCTTATATTTATGGCACTGAATGAATCCAGTCTTACCAGGCTTTTAGAATGATCAAATTCTCTGTGCCACGCCCGTTGAACACTGTTTCTGCTGTGGTAAGATCTTTGTATATCTTCCTGGCTGCCGGCTTGCCTGCGGCACTCATTGCTTTTAGAATGTCAGCTGGCTTGCGAACAGTGCGTTGTTGGCTTTCCACTGTGGAAAACCCAATGATACTGTTGCTCTTCACAGTGAATGTGCCCACATGACTGTCTGCTACCACATGGATAAGTTTGCGCTTTTTGGTGTCGTACAACCAGGCTTCAGTTTTTTCAACAAGATTTGCAGCCGGCAGGCCTTTGAGCTTGAGTTCCGCAAACTCAAGCTGATGTTTGAATTTTGCAGCTCGTTTTTCTGGTGCAATTGCTTTGACTGCACGGGGCTTGCGTTCAACTTTCTTGATTTGCACATAAGCACCGCAGTCGTTGATCACTGCTTCACAAAACTTGATTACATTGCGCATTTGGATTTTGCTGAGATGACTGTAGGCTTCTGTTAGGTCTGCATCTTTGCCGGCTACCACTGCTTCAAATTCCGGTAGCTTTCGTTGCCAAACTTCGGCAATATCTTTGACCATTTGTGGTGCCACATTCATGCCGCGGATTTGTGCAATGGGTTTCCAGTCTGCACTCATCTTGGCGCCGGCGGCAATAAAATCGTCCAGCATGCCTTCCAACTCGCCGGCGCATTCAGTCACCTTGTCACGCAGACGGTCTTGAATGGTCAGCTTGACTGCACTGGCAGCACCAGGATCCACTTCTGCCACTTCTTGCGGTCTCGAGCCCATGGTTTGCTCCAACAGCGATTGTAGTTTGGCTGACTCTGAATCGGTCAATTCCAGTCCCACCGCACTCATACGGCACAGCCATGCCGCTGTCAAAACAATAGTGCTGTCGCTGACGCCACGCAGGCGTTTGATATCTGCCCGACGGCCATGCTGTTCCAGATATGAAACAATCATGTCTCTAGCATCTTTTTTATTGTAAAAGTAATTGTACCATGTGAATGCAGCCGACATCAATCCGGTTCGCAATTCTGGGCGTGGCTGCACTTCCCAGGTGGGTTCCTGCCCCATAAATTTGGTGTCAGGGCTACGGGGATTCAGTGCTTTAACGCGAGTGTGTGCAATCATTGTGTCAGCTCCTTTGTTCAATTAGTGTAATTATAGCAGTTTTGATAATTATTGTCAACCAAAAGAAAACCCGCCAAAATGACGGGTTTTGACTGTTAGTTACTGTAAGTATACGGGTTTGCCTCTCCCCGTATATCCCATATGGGGATACTGTATTTTTCTGCTATTTGCACACACATATCTCTTGTGCCCAAATGTTTCCATGGGGAAAAAGCAGTTAGTTTAGGAGGATTAACTGCAAAATATGCCCGCATTATCTCGCGCACATTGGCCACTGCCTGTTTATATTCTGCTGTTTTGCGTGACTCAATGGCAGGCCTGTTTTTATCTACATACTGCAACAATGCGGTAAATTGCTTTTGTGTTTGCGGGGCAAATGCTAACATAGTGGCTCCTTTGTTGTTTAAGTGTTAATTATAGCACTTCATGTATTTTTGGTCAAGTCAGTACAAAGCAACACTAAAGTAGCATCTGCTTCGTTGCGGAATGTGATCCAGTACGGACGGTACCCGGCAACCCGACCGTGTCCAAAGTAACTGTACCATGAATCATGCCGCTGCCAGCCGCCAACGCCCAATTTATTGCGAGTTGTTTTTTCGTATGGCACAGATTCAGTGTATGAGGGAAATCTTAGAGCAATGGTGTGCCCGTGTTCTTTGAATTGGCGAAATCTGCGGTTCAGTTTGACTACTTTCATACAGCCATTGTAGCACTTCTGGATTTATTGGTCAAGTGGTGCGATAAATAACTATATGCCGAGACTCTCACTGTATCGCCCAAATAAAACATCCGACTATAAGTTTCTGGACAGAACTATATCAGAAATGTACACTGTTGGCGGATTAGATATCTATATCCACAAATACATCGGCCCATCCACTGGTGATCCTGGCGATGCAGATGCTACATTACCAGTGTACGACACACAAAATCCCTTGTTCATTGAAGATTTACTGCTGTTGGAAAACAGAGACCGCACCTACGATCCGGATGTGTATGTGCAGCGTGGCGTTTATCGTGTGGCTGACATTGATTTTGATCTGACTCAATTTGGCCTGTTTCTGAACAACGACACACTGTTTATCACATTTCATTACAATGACATGATTGACACCATTGGACGCAAACTCATGAGCGGCGATGTGATCGAAGTGCCGAACTTGAAAGATTACCATCCGCTGGATACCAGCATTGTCAAAGCACTGCCCAAATGGTATGTGATACAGGACGCTTCGTATGCCAGCGAAGGATTTAGCCAAACTTGGTTGCCGCACCTGTGGCGTGTCAAGGCCACACCCATGGTCAATGCTCAAGAATACAACAGCATTACCAAACAGGCGTTTGAGCCCAACAACATCTGGGATCCGGGCAATTTGTATCCTGCTGGCACTGTGGTCAACAATGGCGATAAATTTTACACTGCCATCAGAGAAGTTCCTCCAGGCACTGACATTACCAACACCACATACTGGACCGAAAAAACTCCAGATACCATTGGAGGTAAAACTTCTACCCGCACAAAAGATCTAGAGATCAACGATGCTATCCTGACACAGGCCGCTGTGGAAGTGCCCCTGACTGGCTATGATACTGTTAAGTTTTATATTCTTCCTACCACAGAAGATGGGCAACCGGCTGCGTCTGGACTCACTGCGGATCAAACACCGCCCACTGTGGACGGTACACAGGGCGGCGAAGGTACTACACCACGCAGCGACGGCTACACAGTTGGGTACCTGACCGGTGACGGTGTTGCTCCCAACGGGTTGCCAATCACTGCTGGTGTTGGATTTCCATCTGGTGCGGCTGCTGGTGATTACACCTTGCGTTTGGATTACTTTCCCAATCGACTGTTCCGTTACGATGGTGTGGCCTGGGTCAAGATCGAAGACAGTGTTCGTACTGCACCGGTGTTTGAACCCACAACTGGCTACAATGAAACCACATACAAAAATTCTTCATTGCGAGCAGGATTTGTCAACAACAGAGAAACTGTGCAGACCAATGATCGTGGTGCTATCCCAAGTCGTCAGAGTCTAAGTGACATACTCAAACCCAACGCAGACAACGGCGGTTAATAATGGCAACTACACCTTCCAACACCAATCCATATTTTTTCTACGATGAACAAATTCGTCGTTTCCTGCTGCAATTCACACGAATCTTTTCAAACTTTCAAGTCGAATACGGACGCAACGAGGAAGGAACAGCACACACCCTAGTGCGGGTGCCAATTCGCTACGGCGACTCCAGTCGACAAGTACAAACTGTGATGCAGAACAACTCTGCAAACTTTATGACATCTGTTCCCATGATGAGTTTTTATGTGTCAGGATTTGATTACGATCGTCCCAGAATGCAAGAACCGTATTTTGTAAACAACATTGCAGTGCGTCAACGCACCTACGACGACAACACTCAAACCTACGAAACAACACAGGGCAATGCATTCACAATTGAACGCTTGATGCCAGTGCCATACAAACTCACTCTCAAGTTGGATATATGGACATCCAACACCAATCAAAAAATGCAACTGCTGGAGCAGATTGCTGTGCTGTTTAATCCAGCGCTGGAAATACAAAGCACCGACAACTACATTGACTGGACCAGTTTGAGCATAGTACAGCTGGAGTCAACACAATGGAGTAGCCGATCAATTCCCACTGGCACTGATGATGCCATTGACATTGCCACAATGACATTTTCATTGCCAATCTGGATCAGTAGTCCTGCCAAAGTTAAGAAGTTGGGTGTTGTTGAACGAATCATTTCCAACATACATGATGCCAATGGTGATGCTGCCAACGCGGTCGTAGACAATGATTTATTGCTGGGCACACGACTGGTGATTACACCGTGGGAATATCAAACTTTGCTGATTGGCAATAAATTACAAGCGTTACGCCCCAGTGCTGTGGTAGATCAACCCAACTCCAGTTTGACACCGCCGGACTCACCGGCCAGCAACCTGTTGTGGACCGCATTGATTGGTGCGTACGGCGTGTTACGACCGGGCATTAGTCAAGTATTTTTAGAACAAGCAGACGGCACAGAAGTTGCTGGCACAGTGGCCTATGACCCCAGCGACGATCGCTTTATGCTGTTTACCATTGATGAAGACACCAAACCACAAAATACTCTATCTCCGGTGCGTTCAGTAATTGATCCGTTGCGCAGTGGACCTGGTGTTGGATTGCCGGCTGCGGTGGCAGGTCAGAGATACTTGCTGACCGAAAACACTGGCAGCGACAACGGTAATGCAGCAGCATGGACTGGCACATCAGGACAGCCATTGACGGCCAAGACAAATGACATCATTGAATACATTGATGGGCGTTGGCAAGTGGTGTTTGATAACACATCAAGCCCGGACAATGCGCAATATGTCACCAATATCACCACTGCAATACAGTACAAATGGA